CTACGCAGGGCTTTGTTTTTGTCATCAGTGTGAATTCGGCCAACGCCAGGGGACACACTGGTCTGCAACAACCACAGCATGCGGTCCACAGACAACTGTTAACCGCACAAAAGGGGGTTTCGTACCCAACGCTGGCTTAGGTGCCAGTACTTACCATTCAATTCCGCCCAAATGCATCGATGGCATATACATATGGGATACTTACACGTTTGAATTTACGCTTTATTTTGTGAGGTAATAAGTGAGTTTAGCTTTAAGTCCAACCACTTCAAGTCGGAACGCCCGTTAATCCCAAAGAGGAGCAGGTGTGGGGACAAGATCAACTCTTTGGTACAGCACGGAGACACTAACGCGGTCTTTTATTTGACTTAAGACGGCCCTTAACAGATGCCGAACGGACGGGCCGATACTCAGTGACTACCTCAACGACACGTCCCTTCTTCTTCTTAGTTCGACGCGGACGCGACGGCACTTGAGGCTCATTGGCATTACCAGGAGAACTTTTCTTATACTCTATGACTTGTTGCGCGGCCAAATTCGGTTCACCTCCAACAACTTGCATACCACGTTTCAGCATGCTGGCCAGATAGGGTTTAGCGATCGGCCAAAGCGTCTGTGCAACAGAAGCAATAGCAGCAGCAATCGTACCCAAAGAATTCCAGCTAGCAGGATACGCGTCCTTAAGTTCATGCGTAAGACAGTAATAGGCCTCAATGGCGCGGGGATCATACTTGGGCGGGACTTTAGCAAACTGACGCAACGCAGAATCCGTGTCCACCTCAAATTCCATACCCGCAATATACTTTATCGTTACCGACGCATCAGCATCAAGGCCACGAAAAATAACCAAAGAAACATTAGTATTATCCGACAGCATATTCAAGGGGTAAAGAGAATCAACTACACGCCCAGGCGGTGCAGTTGCATTGGAAGTGGACGCTGTAACATCCGCCGTATCACATGCCTGCGGCAAAAATGGAACAGGCAACATAGTGTAACCATAATTTCCACTAACAAGACTGGCAATACGATCAACAGTGCCCACCGAACCACCACTCGGTGTTGAACCGTACACTTGAGAACGCATAGTAAATCGCGAGAACGGCTGATTCGGCCCGCTCAATCGCAAAGGCATGTAAACCCCATTACGTGCTTGGTTAACATAGTAACGGGGATTTTTAACAGCCATATCCGTTTCATCATACGGTAAAGTAGTAAAATAGCGAAAGTTTACTGGCGTTGCTGCTATGCCCGACGTAGCTACATTGCCGACGGATACAACATCCTCTTCAACGTAGTCTGGAGCATTTTGAGCAGCATACACAGTGCCTTCATCACTAAGTGCTGCGGCGGTAAGATAACAAGTTATCGAGGCGTACGAGTGTCGAAAACTCTCATACGCACTCGTTGGATAAACATAAGACACTTGGCCAGAACTTCCAGCGCCAGTATCTAATAATCCAGTACCTGTAGCAAACAACCAGTAGGTAGCAGTATCCGAAGTGAAGGTATTGGTTGTGGTGGAAACAACCTCAAGGGGGTTAATGTTAATATAACCCGGCGTACCTAAGGCGACTGGTCCAGTCGATGCCGCTTGAGAGCGGTAAACCACTGGAGTAGAGTCGCCTGGAAAACGCCAGATAAACAAATCCCATTTCTCGCTTGCAGGCGCAGAAACTACTGCTTGCGCTCGATACTCCGCTCGAACAGTCTTCATATATGAAGAGTCGGGGAGAGATTGAAAATCAAGAGCGCAGGCAGGGTGGAGCGCTTTAACCACCCAACGCAACCCCTCAGGAGTGAGGCCATGCAATTCTAGCCTCTTCTCCAAATCTCGCATATAAGCCAAGCTCTCCATGGTCAAAAGGTGAAATTGTGGACGTCGCCCTCGAAAACTTCACGTTCGCCGACATCATTGAGATCGACTTTCTCGATCAAATCAATGATATAACTACGATACAAACATTTCCGCCCGGACAGCGACAATATAGTTTCATGCAACACATCCACTTCACACTTCGCCAAATTATACCTATCACAAATTTCCTGGAGGGCAAGATCCTGATCGACACTACAACCAACACCGGTGATATAACTATATTGCTTGTCAATGGGTATTATCCTTCCAGGACAATCATGGGAATCTATAAAAGCCGAATAAATTGGCAACAAGCCAACCAATGGTCGAAGCCCACTACAAACACTATGGCGATAATCGTTGCGCCGTCGTTCAGGCACAACAGATACAGACCACCACAGTCGAGCGAGCAACCGGCCCAACTTCGGTACAAATATGAATCGAGAACCCACGCGACAACGAAGCCAACACCCGGAGATGAAACTCACACCTCGATAGGTGTTGAACACACGAGACTCGGGCACAATACCGTAATCAAGTACGATATTATCAAATCGGCACAAGTCAGGCTCGCCGCTACAAGCAATTAGCAAATCATCACCTGCGACGATAATAGATGCTTTCAAATTCATTAGGACGCACGTCTCATAAGCTACAGCAGCATTGATCAAACTGTTTCCCAGTGTCGTGTCGTTATGTCCAGATTTGACTGTACCGTTAACACGATAAACTAGTCGATCATCAGACAACACGACGACTCCTACACAAGCAAATCCTTGTTCAACAGAACTTGCGAGTTCGGCGTCAACGACTCGGTATAACCTCATTTTAAAATCATGATGCATACGTTGCATACGTGCATCCCACCTTTGTCCGTCACTCTCAATAAACCATGGATTACCATACAGATCGTAAACACGATCCATCCACTCACCCAGTTCAATACCATTAAGGCCAGACGCAAAAGTTATGTCGATGTTATCAAACCTTCGATTCTTGAAGTAAAACCCCAGGGACTTTTGTAGGTTCGAACACAACCAACCATTCACTGCTTGCGTGGCCAAATTTGGATAATACTGGATGAGACGAGCGACACGTGGTCGCGCATGGTAAATCTCGCGCTTAATCATAGCACGTAACCTATTATGACGGACCTCATCTTCGAGCATCGATCTACGAATCATCAACCGTTTTGACAAAGGCCACCTAAGTATCCAGTCTTCAAACCCTCCATATTCTTCCCAGGGACGTTCAGCTACAAATGGTTCTAAACATACATCGTAAAACAAACCCAAGTTACGTTTAATAACTGGTTGAGCTACACAATGACGCAGGACCAAAGCATTCTGAGCGTTGCATCCACAGGATCCAAAAACGAAGGGAACACACGTTGCCAATCCATGCAGCCATGCCCCACCTTGATCTTTACCACGACAACCAGTCGGTTGGTACAAAATCTCATGAATAGGGGCGACTGCGATATTAGTATATCCATTGCACAACGTGGTAGTTTGAAGACCTGGCAATTCGGTGACTCCGTACGGAAGATTCTGATAATCGTCAGGATCTATCCTCCCCTAACCCAACACGCTATCAACGGCCGAGAAAACCACATTCTGTGTAATCCCGCCCGGACCAAGCCAAGCTACTTTAATCGCTAACCAGGCCATACGTATCGGGTTCTGACGCAAGACGAGCAATTTGCCACGAATCATAGCGTCAGCACGCGTACCCCGGAATGCCCAAGCCACAATTCTAATCAGCGCCCAACACAGCACTAATAAGGCGGTTAACATACACCACCCAATCACGACTATGACACCCCGGCCACGCCAATGAAACAACACAAAGATGCACATCGCCAAAACTGCAACGCAAACTTGTATGATCCATTTAAGCCAACCAGGGCCATTAAGCGAATCATCAACTTGCAAATATGAGGCTGCGATGCTGGGCACATAAGAGGCGTCGGCGGCACGCAAATCAACGCCGACTTGATACCTCTGCCGTGCCCATCGATGGAGCAAACCACTATCATAGGGTTCTCCTTCTCCATCTCTGAGGTGTCTCGAACAGCGCACGACAATCTGGATAGTCCCCAAAACGTCATCACACGCTGGCACACCCTTAACATGAGTAAGGTGCCGGGAAACAACGCTATCCATGTGGTCGGCGACAATCTTAGGACAAACCACCATACCACGAACGGTTTCATATTCATCGTTCATGTGTGGAACCGATAAGAATTCGCCAAACCACGTATTACCGCGCACTTCACCAGCACCAATCAAATCACGAACACCAAGTTCAATCACTCCAGTGCTGAGGAAATCTTGAATATCTCGGTGGACGTACGTGGTGCCGTTGCGCTGGCCAACAGGCTCCATCCGAATCAGTCGACACAACTGACCGCCAATCTCTGCTTGGAACCTATGCCAGCGCATTTCATCCTCACCTTTCTTCCCCACAACCCCACACGCCCCAATCTCATTTGGGAGGTAGGGGTGGGCAACGACATACAAGGCTTCGCCAGGATTCACTCGGCGTAGGTCTTCGTTCGTCAAATAATAGATGGAATGGACACTCACCCACGTGACACGACCACTCACACACGAACAATCGCGCATGAGATGGTTGCATATCGTCACAAGCCCCGCACCAGGGCATTGGACACCAGGTCGGGGGGGACTCGTTCCACAATGGTTTCCACTCGAATCCTGCGCCGCACGTACGACAACGCCACCCGCCTCGCTGGTGCCGCGGTCTTGTGCACGTTCCATTCTTATACTCGAGGCACTCCAACCCCATTGAGCACATGTCTCGATGATGGAGCGGATACCCAGACGGTCGGGATTGTTCGACTCCGCACGAACACTTGATCCAGAGTTCGCCAAGCTCATCGAATCCCTCCCAGTGCTCACGCACGCGGGTCCATTCAATGTCGCCTGTCTCGACACATCTTGGGCCGAAACTAATGGACACATCACGTGAAACCTGACGAGTCGGAGCAACATTGCATTCCAACACTCGTCGGTGCACTTGTGAGGGGTCTTCGGTTCGTCGCGCGGGTCTTGCAACCCGCAACGCCAATCGAGCCTCGGGCAATTGTCGTTGCTTTGAGCCTTTAACGCACCCAGGCGAGCCTCCAGCCGCGCTACCCCACCGCCCTGCCCACCAATGTCTACATACATCGTCGGCCTCTCGAGCAGTAGATGGGCTGACCGCTTCCAGCGACGAACAAACTTTTCGAAGCTGTACTGCTCGGCCTGCCGCCTTTCCGCGGCCAGCACCGGGTGTCCATGCGGACCCCAATGTGGCTCGTACTCGCCTTGATGAAAAGGGTACGCCAAACGAGGATGCGCATCTGCACCGGCTAGGTCTTTCACTGCTTCAGCCGCGCGCGTTGGCGCCTGCTGATGCAGTGGTCCACCATTGCTACCTTTCGAGCGGCGCGTGCGCTCACGCTCGCGCCTCCCTTTCTTAGGTCGCTTGCTGGATGCGGATGTGCCTCGCTGTACCGTGTCGCCTGTCGTACTACCTCCATCGTGCTCGCCAACAACGTGCTTACACGGCCCCTCGACCGCCCGATGTGAGCAGTAACTTGAGGTGTCGTTTGAACGTGGACTCCGAGATCCTCGTCGATCGGGGGATCTGGGTACCACGCTTGAGCACTCGGGTCGAGCATCGATTGGGATACAATCGATCGGCACGGCGTCGACCCCTGCGTCAACACCACCGGAGTTGAATCCGTCAGGTTTGATATCGACAAGACCGGTGAGGGTGGAACGGCGATCGGCGACGTTACCACTCGAACCCGAGGTTGTGACACCATCCCTGACCCTCCGAGCGGAGACGAGGGGGATAACAGCCAATCCCAACCCTCCTCCAAAGGTGGAGTCCTCACCGAAGGTGTCGCCGAACTGGGCACCAACTCCAGGGGACTCAACAGTCTTGGGGGGTTGCGGCTGTTGACTAACTCGCCGAACGGAGGCGAGGGGAATAACAGCCGATCCCAACCCTCCTCCAAAAGTGGAGTCCTCACCGAAGGCGTCGGGGGACTCAACAATCTTGGGGGGTTGCGGCTGTTGACTGGCGAGTTTGGCGGAACGAGAAAAGGTTCTAAACGCGAACTCTCCAGTCGACTCTGGTTGGGCTGAAACAGAGCCGGAATCAATGGATCGCCAAATCCCAGCCCGTGTGTCAAACCACATCCGATCGAAGATACCTGGCCCGCTGGCACGACTCGTTCCCGTAACACGGTCACTAGGCGTAGGCACATTGGGTCGGTAGAACCTTGCTCCTGTCGGTCGGCGATCGCATCCACGACCGCCCCGGGGAGCACCGATTCCTCTTCCATAGGATCCAGGGTCAAAACTCATCCAAGAGAAAATCTCTCAGACTCACGCACTATGTACGATTCGCTTTAACTCTTGCTCAGGTGTCGTTCGCCGCACGATCAAATAATCGCGCACAATTCAACG